TACAAACAAAAGTATGTCGAAAGTGTGGCTGCTATTAATAACGAAGCTCGTAGAAACAGAAGAACTGACTACAAGTTTCCAGGTAGTCCACTAGGCGAAAACACATTAACTGGAGGACAATAACTATGGCCATATCTCAAGCGATTACAGTGTCGTTTAAACAAGACTTAATGTCGCCTGGCGGAAACTTAGAAGCTCAGACATTAAAATGCGCACTTTATGATAACACTGCAACTCTTAACCAAAACACAACTGCTTATATAACTGCTAATGAAATTTCAAATAGTGGTACTAATTACACAACTGGTGGTGCTACATTAACTAATGTTGCTATCTCAACTGATGGAACAACTGCTATTTTTGATGCTGATAACGTTTCATTTGCAAATGCAACTATTTCAGCTCAAGCTGCATTAATTTATAATGCAAATAATAGTAATTCCGCTATTGCTGTTTTAGATTTTGGCGGAGTTAAAACATCTACTAACGGTACATTTGAGTTACAGTTTCCAAACGCTGACGCAACTAATGGCTTAATTAGAATAGCATAAGGAGAAATTCCTTATGGCCAATATTACTGGTTATAGTAGAGGCACTTGGAATCAAGGTGCATGGAATGAACCTATACCTGTTGAAGTAACAGGACAAATTTTAAATGCTAATACGGGAAATGTAACTGTATTAGAAGGTATAGGAAATTTAGTTTCAGTTACTACTAATTTAATTAATATTGATGTTAGTAACGTTACTCTCTCTATAAGTTCTTTTCTTCCAATAACAGGAGAAGAATTAAATATATCTCAAGGAAATACAATAATTAGTATTTCTCCTAATATTAATATTACTGGAGAAGAATTAAATATATTCCAAGGAGAAGAAAGTATAACCGCATCTTCTTTAACTGATATAACAGGAGAAGAATTAAATATATTCCAAGGAGAAGAAAGTATAACCGCATCTTCTTTAACTGATATAACAGGAGAAGAATTAAATATATCTCAAGGGTTTATTTCTATTCAAGCTGGAGGATCTGTTACAATTCAAACTGGTCCAGAAATAGATTTAGAAGTATCTTTAGGAAATGTACTTATAACAGCAGATAGTTTTACAAATGTTACAGGAGAAGAATTAAACGCTGATACTGGAAATGTAACAATTAGTGGTCAAGCCATTTTTAATATAACAGGCTCAGAGGCAAATACAACTGTTAATACTATAACAGTAGCAGAAGGAACAGGAGTTATTATAACTGGATCTCAAGTAAATACAGCTATTACCACTCTTAAATTTTGGGATTTAATAGAGCCTACTATTATAGAAAATTGGAATATAATTCAGCCTACTAATACTGAAATTTGGAATACAATTCAAACCACTAATACTGAAATTTGGAGCAATATTCACTAGACAAAATATGACAAATAGTTATTATTTACAATATATAAAATTAGGAGTATAAGTACCTATGGCATCAACATTTACATCAAGACTAAAATTAGAACGTCAAGGATCTGGAGAAAACGCAAATAATTGGGGTAATTTAGTTAATTATGTTTTTAATAGAATTGATTCATCAGTAAAAGGTTATCAAGCTGTAAGTGTAGCAGGAAATGCTAACGTTACTTTAACATCAAATAATTCTACAACAAATACAGATGATTCTACTACAGACGATCAAGTACATAACGCTATATTAGAATTTACTGGTGCTTTAACAGCAAATATTAATGTATTTACAGACGCTGTGGAAAGTAAATACACAGTATTTAATAATACAAGTGGTTCATACTCATTAACTTTTGCTCCAACCGGAGGAACAGGTGTTGAACTGACTCAAGGTACAAAAACTTTTGTTTACACAGATGGCACAACCATGGTAGATATAATGGCAAATTTAGGAGCAGTGAACGCAAGTTCTTTGTCAGTAAATAATAGTCCAGTAGCAACAGCGGGTTTTGCCGTTGCGATGGCAATAGCCCTTTAGGAGAATAAAATATGGCACAAGATTTTACAAGATATAGCGCAGAAGCAACAGACAGTGCAGTAACTATATTTACAGCAGATTCAAATGATGCTGTGATTGGAGTAAGAGTTACAAATACAACAGCTGCAGCGATTGCTATTGATGTTTGGGTTTCTGTATCAGGATCAACTGACAGATACATTGCAAAAGATTTAAGTATACCACCAGCAAGTTCAGTAGAGCTTGTAACAGGAGGAGCTAAATTTGTAATGCAGAATACGGATGTATTAAAAGTACAATCAGATACTGCAACATCAGCGGATGTATATGTGAGCGTTGTTGATTCAATAAGTGCATAAGGAGAATAAATGGATAGTTTATATACTACAACTTACATTGGTAACAAACCAGGTGCAGAAGATATTTATACTCATGCAGAGACTATTGATAAAACGATAACTATTGAATCTGCAGTACTTGCAGGCCCAGTTACTTTTGCAGAAACAGTAACTGTAACAGGAACCTTGGTAATTGTATAATGAGTGAATTGAAAGTAAATAAAGTTACACCAAGAAGTGGTACTACTGTAACACTAGGGGATAGCGGAGATACTATTACCATTCCCAGTGGAGCTACTATAACCAATAGTGGTACCGCAACAGGTTTTGGTGGTGGAAAAGTTTTACAAGTTGTAAATACAACAAACACTACACAAAAAACTACAACAAGTTCATCATTTGTTACTACATCAATCTCTGTTTCAATTACACCATCCTCTGCTTCAAGTAAAATATTAATTCTTTCTAGTACTAATGTTTTTGCAGATACAACAGGAGAAAGTACTGTGGTTACAGTATATAGAGGTGCAACTAATTTAGGACATTCTGTGGCAGGAATGGGTAGATTTCAAAATGGTGGTAGTAATTTATATACTAATTGGTCAGTATCAGTTTTTGATAGTCCAGCTACAACTAGTGCAACTACTTATACAATTTATTTTAGAGCAACAGGTGGTGGATCTATTGCTTATGTATCTAATGAAACAGCTCCAACATTTTTAACAGCATTGGAAATAGGAGCATAAATGATTATAAAAGCAATTTTAAAAATAAATCCTAATGCAGAAGTAACAGTTACTGACAATGACATTAATCAAATCACATGGTTAAATGGAACTACACCAATTCCTGTTGCAGATATTCAAGCACAAATACCAATAGTTGAAGCAGAAATAGAACAAGAAAAACAAGACGCAATAAATAAAAAAGCATCTGGTAAACAGAAGCTAAAAGATTTAGGATTAACAGACGCTGAAATTAAAGCGTTAATAGGAGTATAACATGGCATCTATATTAAAAGTAGACACGATCCAGGATCAAAGCGGCAATAACATTATCAATGAAAATGCTGATACGATCACGATTGGGGCATCTGGTGATACGATTGCAGTGCCAACAGGTGCTACGTTAACGGTTCCTAATGGAAAAATAACTGGTCAAAACTATCCAGCTTTTGAAGCATTTTTAAGTTCTAACCAATCTGTAACAGATAATGTTACTACAAAAATACAATTTAATTCTGAAGTTTTTGATACCGACAGTTGCTATGATAATTCTGTAAATTATAGATTTACTCCGACAGTCGCTGGAAAATATTTTGTTTATGCGGTTTTAGGTTCAGATACAGTTTCAGGTGCTAATTTAGATCAGTTAAATTTATTTGTATATAAAAATGGATCAGAAATCAGTCAATCAAAAATTGATGCTAGAGGAAATACTCTAGGTAGTTTTTGTACTGTTAATGCAACTCTTACAGTAGATATGAATGGATCATCAGATTATTTAGAAGCTTTCGGACAAATAGATGACACAAGTGGCAACCCAGATTTTCTTGGAACTACACCAAGTAGAAAAACATTATTCGGTGCATACAGGATAGGAGCATAAGATGGCAAGTTTAAGTAATAAAATTAGACAATATGTAAATGCAGAAGTAGATTTCTTAAAAGATGTATTACTTCAAGATGACAGCAACGGCAAAGGTCCTTACATCAAGGAATGGAATTTAGATATTGCACAACCAACTCAAGCACAATTAGATGCACTAGATGCACAAGCAACGACTTATGAAAATAATGAAAAGATTAAAGCAACTAGAAAAGCTTTATATGGACCATGGGACAAGCAGCTTGAAGAAATTTATGATCATGGTATAGATAGCTGGAAGGCAAGGATCGCACAGATTAAATTAGATCACCCAAAGGAGAATAGCTAATGAGCAAACTCGAAGTCGATGCAATAGAACCTCAATCAGGAACCACGTTAACCATTGGTGCGAGTGGGGATAGTGTTACTTTAGGAAGTGGTGCAAGTTTAACTTCTCCAGGTTTAACCTTATCGGATAACATCCTTTTCAATGCGGCATCTAAAGGAATATATTTAGGTGTAACATCTGCTACAGCTTCTAACTTATTAGACGATTACGAAGAAGGAACTTGGACAGCTACAGTGGGAGCTGTAAGTGGATTTGCTGCTACAAATTTAGACAATGCTTACAGTACTTATACAAAAATAGGTAATGTAGTTTATATTAGAACTGCACTTCAGTTTCCAGATTCTAGTGGTAATGTTTCAGTAGGAGATTATATATACATGGAAGGATTACCTTTTGCACCAATTATTGCAGATACAGGAATTATGTGTCCATATAGATATAATATTAGTAGTAACGCAACTGGTTTTGTATCAACTGGTGCGACTTCAAATAGAATTATATGGGTGTGTCATTCAGTAATTGGTACTCCTGCAAGAAATGGTGGGAGAGTTTCAATTAACTTTTCATATATAACAGCAGCTTAAAACAATAAAGGAGGCAAACTATGGCAATAACTAAAGAAACAGTAATCGGAAAAGTAGAAGTGGTAGGAGAGTTTAAAGCTGTGCAAGTTGCTATGGATACTTTTGTTAAAGAAGATGAAAAAGTTATATCTCAAACAAGGCATAGACACGTGCTTTTTCCAGATTCAGATATTTCTAATGAACCTCAAGAAATACAAAACATTTGCAACGCAGCTTGGACACAAGATGTTAAAGATGCTTGGATTGCATTTAAAGCTGCACAAGAAGCTGAATTAGGACAATAATTAGCCTCTAGCATTTTTAGGAAAAGGTGGTAGAATACTTATATTATGCCATTAACACAACTTACATTTCAAGCTGGAATTGACACCGAAAATACAGAGACAGGTGCAGAAGGAAGATGGACGAATTGCGATAAAGTAAGATTTCGTAAAGGGCTTCCTGAAAAAATAGGTGGATGGACTAAGTTTAGTCAAATTTATTTCGTAGGAGTGGGTAGAGCTTTAGCATCATGGTTTTCATTAAATGGATCACGTTATCAATCGTTAGGAACAAATCGTAAAGTATATATCTATCAAGGTGGACAAGCTGCTGATATTACTCCTATTCGTAGTTCTAATGTAGTATCTAATGTATTTAGCACTGAGAATGGTAGCTCTATTGTAACAGTTAATGAAATTGATCATGGAGCTAATAATGGTTCTTTTATTACTCTCTCAAATGTTTCTGCTAATGTAGGAGGTATTTTATCTACAGAATTAGAAGGTGAATTTGAAATACAATCTGTTGTAAATGCAAATGCTTATACTATTCTTTCTTCAGGAACTGCCAATGCTAATGCAACGACTACAGCAAATGCGGATATTGAATATCAAATTAATATAGGTCCAAGTCTTCAAACTTTTGGATATGGTTGGAGTGCCGGAGCTTATAATATAGGAACTTGGAATACTGCTCGTACAACTCCACAAGTTACATTAAATATGAGACAGTGGTCTTTAAATAATTATGGAGAAGATTTAATATTAACTCAAAAAGATGGCGCAAGTTATATATATGATACTTCAGGAACATTTGAAGATAGAGCTACGATTATAGCCAATTGTCCTACCACTTCTACGTTATCAGTCGTGTCTAATGATACAAGACACTTAGTTTGTATGGGAACTGAAGTTGAAATAGGAAACACGGCAACTCAAGATAAATTATTTATACGTTGGTCAGATCAAGAAAATCTTAATTCATGGACTCCTAATGCAACTAATTCAGCGGGATCACAACGTATCGCAGGAGGCTCTGAAATTAGAGCAGCTAAACCTGCTAAAGGAACTATTTTAGTATGGACTGATACAACTCTACACTCAATGTCTTTTGTAGGACCTCCTTTTATATTTGGATTTCGTCAGCTCGGAAGTGATTGTGGAGCAGTAGGTATGAATGCTGTGTATGTTACAGATGATATAGCCTATTGGATGTCTGATGGTACATTCTTTCGCTACGCAGGATCAGTTCAAGAAATACCTTGTCCTATACTTAATTATGTATTTGATGATATAGATCAAACTCAGTATGCTCAAGTCTATGCGGGTCAAACTCATAACTTCTCTGAAATAATATGGTACTACTGTTCACGTAACTCAAGTCAAATTAATCGTTATGTTATTTATAATACAACAGAAAATAGTTGGTATTTTGGTAATTTAGATAGAAGCACATA